GTAGATCCATTAGTTAAATCAATATTATCTCCCTCAACAAAAGCATACATATTATCATAGTCTTGACTAGCTGTAAATGTTTTATCATAAACATATTGTCTAGACCCACAATTTGAACCTCTATGATTCCTGTGTTCTCTAAGTTTTATTTGAACAATACTTCCTGCTGGTATTGTATAAGGTATAAAAGCATCAGAAGGCCCTGTTGTATCTGGATTAGCAATAGATACACTATATTTTACAGCACAATAACTTCCTTCACATCCACTATCCCCGGTATTTATTAATGCATCTTCTGGTAATGCCGCAGAGAAGTTTGAAGGTCTCAATTGCATATAAACACCTGTTGGTTGAAAACACGTTTCATCCACTAATGTTCCATCTCCATTTCTAGCACATAACCAATTTTCTATTTGACTTCCATAATCTAACACCTTAGTCTCTACACATCTTAGTACTGGACCATTTGTATCAGATTTAACTGTTAGATTCTCATCTAAAACTACTTTACTTTTATTATCTCCTTCTAACTTAAACCACACATTCCCACTCTCCTCTTCTTGAAAAAAGATGTTTGAAAATACAGTACGATATTCATCTTTAGATGGTTTTAATACAAATTTATATTTAGTTGCCCAGTATGGCGGCAAACTACTTAATGTTACTTTTATAGAATTTTTATCAATTGAGTTTTCACAAGGAATGTAAATAGTATTATTAACATCCACTAAAGCTGTACTAGCTCTACCATAATCATCTTCATAAACAACTCCTACCTCATAATCTCTATTACTATGTAGACTCTTTTTTGAGGAGTCTAAGTTATAAAGCAATTCTGATTGTCTTATTGTAAAATACTCATAAGCATAAATTCCTAGCGGTGTAGCTGGAGTTGTTGCTTGATTATATTGTTCAAACTTCATTGCTTGCGCAGTCAATGAAAAAACATTACTACCTGGAGATGAGGTTATTATCATCCCCTGGTTAGTTCCTGAAACACCAAAACCTATTTTCTCCCATCCACCAACTGAATTAGGAACTACAGAACAGTTTATTAAATCTGTAACTGAGCTTCCATTTGTACACCCTGAACTACATAGTTTAGGAAAACAATTAGAATTTGATGGAGAAACGAATTCAGATACAGATGATATAAATGAAGGATCAGTAACTAACTCGTGTATATTTGCAAAATCCTGCTGAATATTATATAAGAATGTTGATTCATATTCATTCAAAGGTTCATTTCCATCTACATAAGTTGCAGATCCAGAAAATTGTCCGTGTCCAAAATTAAAACTAATACCTAATTGCGCTCCTTTTACTAAAGAAAAAGAGGAAGCATCATAAGTAGCTGTAGCGTTTAACTGATTAACAGATCCATCAATAGAATAAGTAAATGCAGTATTAACAGATGAAACCTCTCCTGATTGTAAAGTTTCACTTACTTTCTCTAACTCATAATCTAAATAAATATCTTGACCATTTGAATTAGTAATATTATACCCATCAACATAGTTACCGTATATTAATCTATTCCCCATTATTGTTTGCGCTTGAGCAACTCTAGGAACATTATCAAATAACCTTAGCATTTGTGCTTCAGGTAATACTGTATATATTTTTTGGTTTGTAAACTGAAAAGTTTGGTTAGTATTATTCAACCATCCTTGATCTAATTTATTAAATTTCTCAATAACATTTACTGTTGTAGATGTTGTTGATTTAAATAATAAATCTATACCTATTACATTTTTAGTTCCTGTATTAAACTCTACAATAACACTATTATAAGCGTTTTCCATACCCGAATTATCATACGTAGCAAAATCAATCGCAAAAGGACCGGGGCTAAATGATATTGGTGAGAAAGGAGAAAATGCAGAATACTCATTATCCTGGTATTTATATCTATAAGCGAAAGAAATCATAATATCTTTCATATAGTTTTCACCTCCACCTTGTTGGGTAGGGGTTAGTGTAGGAGCAAATAATGGTGGTGCAACAATTACCCCAATATCTTGAGCTGTTATTTGATCAACATCAGATACTGGATATGCATAATTCCTATTTACATTTATCTTTCTAGGAGGATTTAAATTATCTGTAAAAAATAATAATCCATCTATGTAATTAATACCAGTTATTAAATGTTTGTTATCGAAATTTAATAAACTTGTAGAGATAACGTGATAAAAAATCAAATCCAAACTAGTGTTATAAGATACAATCATATCTACCTTACCTGTACTTGAGGTAAGATTTTCTGGATCATTTACAAACCAATATAATGTTTCTTCTCCACCATCTTCATATGCGCCAATACATTTGGCACTTGAACTCAATGCTGACCCTTCGTATGTTAAAGAGGTTAAAGAGGTATTCCCTAAAGAATTCTCTACAGCACCAATTTCAGTATTCTCTGTAGATCCTAGTCTACAGTTTAAAGCATCAATATATTCACCTTGAGGAACTAATCGTTCATCAACGCTTTTATTCATTCTTCCTTTTATAAAATTCCTTGTAAACTGTGGCATATTATTTCAACCATTTATCTTGCCCTCTTAGATTCATCAATAATCTACCAGGGTGTATGTTACTTAATCTTATTTTCGCGTTTCTTAAAAGAGCTATTTTCTCTTTTTTCGCTCTATTTATTACATATTCTTGAACCCCATACTTGCTAGTTAATATAGCATATTTTATATAAGCATAGATGAAATCTTCAAATAATTTATTTAAATTAACTTTAGAATCTTCACCGTTTTTCATACCATCTGAAACATACTCAACAACCACTAATTCATTTGACACACCTGAACTAAAATTAATAACCCCTGATGCTTTATCAATTTTAAAAGTTGGGTTTGAGTTTGCGGTTTCTGTATTTAAACCAAATCTACCCCCTACATTATAATCAAAATACCAAGCCCCATCAACATTGTATCCTTCATTTCCGTTTTGAGAACTATTACCGTTTATATATATGCTTTTTTTTGTTCCCGCAATTCTATCCATATCTAAGGTAGAATTCTCCGGCTTTAATATATTCCCGTGTTCATCAAATAAAATCTTACAATCATTATCCTGTAGATATGCTCCACTCCAGTTAGTCTGTATATTTTCTGTTAAAGGCATTAGTAAGCCTCCTTTATATATAGAAACTCTAACCCAATTAACATAGTCTTGAGGAAGAACAAATCGTAATTGATCACAAACACTCAGTTCTAGAATCTTAATCTCCTTCATCGCATCATAATTCAATTCCTGAATTCCTCTTTTTGCGTGAAATATAATATTATACTTTTCTACATTATTAATTAACTTATCGTTTCCGACATACATTAAAATAAAGTTAGTTACAATATCTTCTAATGAAACATACTGATATGTACCCCAATTGGAATTTGTAGGAGCAGCCCCATCATTTTCATAATATTGATAATCTGTTATATATGCCATAGCTTATGATTGTTGTTGGTTATCTTCTTGTTCTTGAACGCTACCAAAAGCAGCGATAGCTTCTTCTCTTATAGATACCCCAGCGTATTGTAGTATTTTATTTACTATGTTTGGCTCATCTGACATTGGTAATTCAAAATCTTGGTAATCAGCTACTCCTTCATCAAATACCGGTTCACCACCAGCTAAGGTGCTATAAGTCCAGTTAGGACTTAAAGGATATCTTATATATTGCGATAAGACGGTCCCTGCTGCACTTATTGCTGTAGGGTATACTGTTATAGTTCCTCCTGTCATTGATGCCGTAGCGCCCCCTAAAACGTAGGCAGGATATAATATGCTAGGTGTTGTTAACTGAGATGAATTTAGATAAAATATTTTATTTTGTGAAACTCTTTCAATTTCTTTTATTCCTGCTGTTGATACAATAGCATATCCATTTCCTATTGCACCTGCACTTCCAAAAGGATTTGCTGATAAGGTAAGAGCGGTATCGCTATCTATACTAATAACATATGCACTTTGTCCAGCATACAAACTAGTAGTAGATGTATTTGTAATCATCATACCTGGTAATACTCCGCTTGTAGTAAATGTAGCTGCACTATCATTTAATTCATTAAGAACATACGAAGTCATACTGCCCGATGTAGTTACTGTAGGATAATAGTTTATTTTGTTTATTAAGTAATAGTCACTTGGTAAATTAAATAAATTAATTCCCGAAGTAGTCAGTCCTCTTGTTTCTGAAAAACTATCAATTACCTCTACTAATCCTTTTAAGATATCTGCATATCCACTACCTGATACTCTAGCGTTTTGTTTTACAATCCAACTATTATATTGATAGAAATAGTCTTCAAATATATCTAGTTGAGCTTGTTTTGCGTATAGGTTAAAGTCATTGGGAGTAATATACCCATAATTGTTTTTATTAGCAATTGACATCACCGTGGCTCTGACTGTATTTATCATTTCTTGATGTTATTTGTACAAAGATACGTAAAAAAAAAAGAGGCTTCATTTTATTGAAACCTCTGTTAATTTACTCATCTATTTTTTTTAATCTGTTCTCCAGTAATCGGAAGACTTCTTGTCCTTCATCACTTTGGAAAAATGATGCCAGGATAAATAAGGGATCCTCACCGTAAGGTACAGTTAATAGTTTTTTCT